AACTGCTAGGAGCACTTGAGGTACTTGAAGACCCTGTAGAACTGCTAGGAGCACTTGAGGTACTTGAAGACCCTGTAGAACTGCTAGGAGCACTTGAGGTACTTGAGGAACTGCTAGGAGCACTTGAGGTAGTTGCTGGAGGTTTAGTTCCACTTGGTTCTCTTCTTGCTCTAGCAATATTTGCAGCAATCATTTCTTCCCTACCAACAGGTCTTTCAATCAAATATTCATACTCATCAATAAGGTATTGAAATTCATCATCATTAATTTCTTCAAGAAGATATTCTGCCTCCTCATATGAATTGGCATATCCTTCAAAATATAAAAACTTAAGGAATTTATGATATTCGTAGGAAGACATATTCTTATAGACTTTTTAGATATTTATAAAAAAAGGGGTCCTAAAGGACCCCATATAATCAAACTTCAGTAAGGACCATTTTGTTTTTGTAGTTATAGGCAAAATCAGTTCTTGCTCCTTTGTGCCCCCATCCCAACCAAGAATACGCTAAACGCATATAATATTCAATCGGTTTTCCCGGAACTTTTAATCTATCCTCAATACCTCTCCATTGTGGTTCGGTAATCATATAACGAAGTTGTGTATCAATGGTAGAAGGGTCTCCACCAATACGGGCAGCAAAGTTTCCTAAACCTTTATAACGATTTATGGAAGTCCATTGTGCTATTCCATATCCACCACTCCTACAACTACGGTAGGAAACTCTAGCACCACCTTCACATATATTGGGAACGAATGAGGATTCTTGACGAATGTTCCCCATAATGGTTGCGAGTGCGTTTTTATCAGTGATTCCTCGACTTTGAAGAAACTCCAAAGTTCTGGATTCATTTGGATTACATCCTTTACAAACTAGTCTTTTCTCCTTAGGTTTTTCTGGAGATTCGGGAGCAACCTCTTTGGTCGCTGTCTCCTGAGTTTTTACTTCTTCGGTTAAAATTGAAATTTGTGATTTATCAATTGAAGTAGCATAACTCGGTGTTGGCAGTGTTGCCGCTGATGTTGCAACCGCACCTAGAAGAGATACGGCTACAGTTGTAAGGTTTTTTAGCATTAATTTTAATAGAACTCTACATCCGTATAGGCAAAGGAGAATTTCCCCTTCTCAGGGGCAGTGCCCACGGCTCTAAATGTCACGTCAAAGACTCATAACGATTACCCTGCTCATAACAGGGATTTTACATAATAAGTGATTATTTAGTAATTGTCAAGGACTGGGACATTAGCAGTCCTCATCAACCATATAATTGACACTGATAATATCGTGCTCAGTAATCTCTGGGTCAAACCATTCTTCAAATTCACGAAGAAGAGCAATAGCATCACGATTATTTTCAATATCGCTCAGATATGTGATTCGTTTTTGTGCCCAATCGTGAGAGAGTTTGAGGGTTGATTCAAGAGTTTCCATAAAAGTAGTCTTTTCGCATATAGCGTCCGAGGATGTTACTATTGTAGTATGCGGGGTCTCCATTGTCAAGAGATTCTGTGAGGACATTATAGGAGAAGAGTTGACGAGTCTCTTCATAATTGCATTTACGCTTTGTTTTATGAAGAGATAGAATTTCTCTAGAAAAGTTCTCTTTTCCATATTTTTTTATGTCCTCCTTTAATTCTGGACAAGAACCATAATATTTTTTCCAGTCCGATTCTTGCTTTACCTTTCTCTTTTTCCCTGGAGGAGTTCTATATGACCAGAAATATTTTCTCCCAACATATTTTCTTTGATTGACCTTGTTGCTAATAAGATAAACAAACCCAAAGTACTCCCCAATATCATCGCTGTCAAAATCTCTGCTACCGTATTTCCACGGATTTTCATAGCTCATAAGTACATCCTATATTATCTATTATTTATTTTTATAATAAAAAAAGGAGGGATTTCTCCCTCCAATAACTTATTTAATTCAATCAATATGAAGTATATTCAGCAACAATATCTTGAATAACTTCTGGTTCCATTTCAAGCATTACATAATGTGCTTCCTCTAATGTATCTACGTGACCATTCTCAAATAGATAATCTAATACAACGTTATAAGCATCATATTCATAAGAATCGGTAGTAAATGTCTTTTTACCTTCATCGTCGTAAATTACGTGACCTTTTCTTCCACCAAGAGTTGCTGCATATTTTGTTCCTGACGTAACTGTTCCCCCTTTACCACCGGCAGCTGCTACTATTTTGCCTGTTGCTTTTCCTGATTTCTCCGATTTCTCTGAGTCTGAAGATTCACTTTCTTTAGATTTATCTTCTTCAGAAGATGGTTTTGCAGTAGTGCTATCAGTTTCTCCTCTAAGTGCTGGACCAAGTTTTCTAGACTGCTCTAGACCTTTAGCAATAAGTTCTCTTCCAGCACCTCTGGTTAGAAGTTCATCTGCTGTTAATCCTAATGCACCCATTGTTCCATATTTTCCTGCTTCAGTTGCTGCACGAGATAAAACTGGTTGCGCACCTCTCCCAACACCTCTTGCAGCGGCATTTACACCTCTTCCAGCGGCAGAAGCAACTCTAGCAGCGGCTGGTGATTTTGCTGCTGCTTTTGCTGCGGTCCCCGCAAATTTTAAACCTTTTAACGCAGCAGAACCCAATGCACCCCAAAATTCAGTTACATATGCTTCATACATTTCTTCCCAAGAATAATCACTTAAATCATAACCTTCATCAAGCAATTGATTAACCCACACTTCAACTTCTTCCCACACTTGCTCTTCAGTTAATGTGGTTTCACCTTCATAATCTTCTGATAAGTATTGGGATTCTTCTTGAGAGTAAATTGAGGAATATAAGTATCTAATATCCTCAACAATAGTTTTGTTAACCATTATTCTTATTAGTTTATATAAAATTATTTATTAAATAGATTTACTTTATATTTGGTAGATTGGGTGGTTTCTTTGTTGGTGTAGTTGGTGCTGGTTTTTTAGGACCTACAATTTTTGGACCCACAATCTTAGGGCCAACAAGATTTTTAGAACCTTTTACTCCAAGTGCTTGCTGACGCTTAATGTCACTTTGAGCAGCCTGTTTTAATTTTGCTGCTTTTTGTTTAGCATCGTGTTCCTTATAAGCACCAGCAAATAAAGTTCTACCAAGTCTTTCAAGTGGATTTGAGGAAGTTTGCTTAAGAGTTTTATTGGAAGTATCTGGTCTCTTATAGACCGCTCTTCCATTATTATATGCAAGATACCCTACTTCTTTCTTTCCAGTCTTAGGGTCTGTAACTACTGAAGTTTTTGCTAATTGAACTGTTTTCTGCTGTTTTCCAGAACCAGTTGTCATAGTACCTTTTTTAGTATCAAAAGTAGTTTTTCCACCAATACCTTTTAGTGCTCCACCTGCTTGACTTTGGCGCTTTTGCTGTCTCATCGCTGCTCTTTCTTTAGCATTTGCTCCAGCGGCAACATCGAATGCCTTAGATGCAATATTAGCACCTAAAGCTTGACCACCATAACTACCAATAGCAGTACCTACAGGTCCACCAACCGCTGTTCCTGCTGTACCTCCAGCAATTCCGCCTAGAACCGCACCAGTACCAGTTACAAGACCTCTAAGACCTGCCCTTAAGTTACCAGAACCTTTAAACTTTTCATCTGCCGCCCCAGCTAATCCAGAAATTATACCACCACTTTTTAATCCAGGAATTTTCCTACCACCAGGAACATTCATATTAGTTTTAATTTGTTGAACTGGTGGTTTAACTTTAGTTGAGAGTTCTGTTGATTGTCTGGGGACAATTGCGGTTGATTTTCCTGTTGGTGCTCCTTTAGGTGGTGTTGAAGATGGTTTTGTAATTGGTCCTTTACTTGATGGTGATTGTGGTTTTTGGTTATTTGCAAATGTGCTTCCAGGAACTTTGGTTCTTCTTGCTCTAAATGATTTAGCCTCTCCAGGTGTTCTTCCCTTTAAAAATTGTTCAAATTCATCATTACTCATTTTAGATAATCTTTCAGTCATCTTATCTTCAGCAATAACCATAAACTCGCTAAAAGTTTTCATTTCTTTCTTACTTTTTAGTTATTTATAAAAAAAGAGGGTCCCGAAGGACCCCCCATACCAATAAAGTCAAATTATCATCTTGATGGCTTAGCCACAGTTTGACTAGGAGAATTGCGAACAACAGTTCCTGCTTTTTCACTATACTTATAACCTTTTGGAATAGCAGGTGGAGTCATTTCTCTACCTGCCTTATGAGATTTCATATAGCTACTATATCCTTTATTCCATTTATCAGACGTTGTATCTCCATAATTTTTAGAACCAATAGGTACTTGTTCATCAAGATAATTTTGAACAATACTTTCTCTCCACTCTTCACTCATACTTGACATAATTGCAAGTGCTGCCTCTTCGGTATCAGCATAACCTTCGTCAAGAAGATATCCCTTAACTAGGTCAAATAAATCAGTGTGGAATAATTGAGTTTCTGGTTTTTTGGGTGGAGTGGTTGGTTCTGGTTTTGCTGCTGGAGTTGGTGCTGGTTTTGCACTAATTGATGCAGCAGACCTATCTAAACTTGCTTTACCAATTTCATTGGCAGTTTGAGACCTTGCAGTTCCACTTAGAATTCTATTAGCAGAAGGTGATTGTGAAATGCTGGAAAGAGCAGCATTTCCTCTAATTTGATCAAGTTCTGCCTTATTTTGCCCAGGCATACCTTTCATCAGTGGGTTTGGAGTTTTTGGTTTAGCAAAATTATCACCATATTTCAATTTATTAACATCCATACCAGTTTGGGCAGCACCTTTCACATCTCCAGATTGCTTTTGCTTATTGTAAACTTCCATTCCACCTTTTATTTTATCTGCTGTGGAAGCATTAGCAGGAGAAAATGCTCTTGCTGGCGTTCCTGCAGGTTTTGTACTTCCTGCCGCTGGTGCTGCTGTGGTGCCTGCTGGTGCTGCTGTGGTGCCTGTTGAGGTTGTTGTGGTTGCTCTGGTGCTGGATGGTGCTGGGGGAGCCCCAGTTCCAGCATTTGAACGTCCAGTTCCAATTTGAGAATATGCTGCTTTTCTTGCCGCTTGAAGTTCTTGTCCTCTATAATTTGAAGGAAGACCTGGCATTTGAGGCCTTCTTCCCCCAGTATTTAAACTGTTGAGTTTGTCTTGTCTTGGTCTAGCATATGGAGATTGATATGATTGTCCAGTATTAGCTCTTGGTTGGGCATACATTGTTACTGCCCCTGTTGTTGTTGATCGATTTCTACCACCCTGTTCTTCAATATAAGCCTCATACATTTCTTCCCAGGTATAGTCACTTAAGTCATAACCTTCATCAAGAAGACCATTAACCCAATCTTCTACTTCTTCCCATACTTGTTCTTCTGAGATTTCTTGGGGAGCATATACTTGTTGATATGCTTCCATTAAATCCCTAACTTCTTTTGATGTAAGACTAGACATTTTTTTATCAGTTTTTTTTATATTTTTATTTATAAAAAAAAAGGTCCCGAAGGACCCTCAAAGAACATCATTTGTAGAATTATCTATCCATTCTTTTCGATAATCATAATCACCAAAAAGAAATTCATCTTGCTTTGCTGCTTCTTTATAAGCATTTAGAATTTCTTGTTCACACCATTCATCATAATTGGAATCCTGCGAAAGTATCTTTGGTAACATCTTGTTTAATTCCTCCTATCAAATATTGCTCAATTTCCACTTCTTGTGGGGCATTCTGAAGTCCTTTGGAATTTAACCAATACTGAGTCCAAGGTAAAGGATTATTATTAGCAGAAATATCATAAACTGGTTTAAGACCAATTGCCTTTAAACGACGATTTGCAATCCATTCAACATATTGCTGTAGTAGTTTATCATTCAAACCAATCATACTTCCATCTTTGAACAAATAATCAGCCCACCTTTTCTCTTCATTTACAGCATTATCAAACATTTTATAAACCCACTCTTCCTCCTCCTTAGCAATTTGCTTCATTTCTGGGTCATCTCCATTACGCCATTTGTTTAAAATATTTTGTGTGATAGCAAGATGTTGGTTCTCATCTCTTGCGATAAGTGAGATAATTTTAGCGGATCCTTCCATAAATTTAAGTTCACCAAACGCAAAACTGCAAGCGAAACTAACATAGAATCTAATTCCTTCTAGAATGTTGACTGTTGCGATTGCTCTATAAAGTTTTCTTTTCACATTATTGATAGTCTCTTTTGCATAAGAAACTCCTTCAAGATTATGCATCCAAGCATTAGAAGAACTATATTGCTGCGCAGTTTGAATAAAGTCATCATATGACTCAGTAACACTCTTAGCACGCTCTAAAATACGCTCATCGTGGATAATTGTATCAAATACCTCACTTGGGTCCGAATAGACATTTTTAATGATATAGGTGTATGAACGACTATGAATCATTTCCATAAATCCCCAAACTTCCATGCAAGCCTCAAGTTCAGGAAGAGAGCAATAAGGCAGAAACGCTATACTTGGACCGCGACCCTGAACAGAATCAAGCATAATTTGATATTTTAGATTTGAAGTGAAAATATGCTTCTGCTCTGGACGAAGTGTTTGATAATCGCCACGATCTTTTTGAAGAGAAATTTCTTCAGGTCTCCAAAAATAACTTAATTGCTGTTGAGTTAATTTATCAAATACTGGATATTTGTATGTATCATATCTTTGAACTCCAAGTGGTTGACCAAAAAACATCGGAGACTTTTTAGTATTTACCTCTTTGGTATTAAAAACAGTCATTCCTTGAATGCGAGTATCTTCATTCATAATTGTTTTAAAATTAAATTTGCTCATAAGTTTTTAATGTGTAAGTTTCCGTGTCCTCGATTCCAACCATTTGGAATTTCATCAGAAGAAGAAATTCTTTTACCAATAACTCCGTTATTTATCCAAAAGAAAGTTCCTTTATTTTTGGAACCTTTTTTATTGCCTTTTTGCGCCAAAGACATTTTTTTCCTAGTTTCTTCTGTTTTTGGTTTAGACATTTTTCTTTTTGTCTCTTCACTTTTATAAACACCCTTTCGTGTTTTTGACATTTTTTGTTTAGTTTCTTGAGAATGTTTCGTACCTTTTTGGCATTCCGAAATAAATTTTCTACTTGTTTCAAATAACTTAGAAGAAAATCCACACCTAGTACCCATAGCATTATATGCTCTATGGATACTAACATTATCGGGATATATTTTTACTAATAGTCTATGGCAGATTAAATGTTCTCTGGCAGTCAATTTTACTAAATTATGAATATCATTAGATCCACCTATACATTTAGGCATAATGTGATGTCTTTCATAATACCCATCCAAAGATCTATTTTTAGCATTATTAATAATTAAATCATATTGGCGAGAATAATCCATATAAAACTAAAATATATGGATTATTCTACCATTAAATGTCAAATTTTACAGCTCTCACAATCGTCTTCTTCAGACTCCATAATAGCATTTAGTAGAGTTTGAAGTTCATCTTTTTCTTCAATAACATCAGTCTTAATATCGTAAGTATTTTGATAGTATGCCGTTTTCCAACCATATTTGTATGTAGTTAGAAAATCTTGTGCCATTACGCTAACAGGAACTTCATTATTGGGATAATTTTCTGGATTATATGACCAGTTTCCAGAAATCGCTTGATCGAAGAATTTCTGCATAACAGCAACAATATTGATGTAACCACGATTGCTAGGCATATCCCAAAGAAGCGTATAATTGTTCTTGAGTGTTTGATACTGCGGAACAATCTGCTTAAGAGGCCCCTTCTTCGACTTTTTAATGGACAAGTAGTCTCTAGGTGGTTCGATTCCATTGGTTGCATTTGACACAACGGAACTGCTCTCCGATGGCATTTGTGCGGACAATGTACTGTTTCGTACCCCATACCGCTTAACATCTTCCCTAAGGCTATCCCAGTCATATTTTAGAGTATTTGGTACGATTTCGTCAACATCTTTCTTATAGGTGTCGATAGGTAGAATTCCTTGTGCATATTTTGTACGATGACTATATTCACAAGCACCCTTTTCTTTAGCAAGATTTACAGTTGACTTAATGAGATAATACTGGAATGCTTCAGTGAGTTCGTGAACTAGAACCCATGCTTCTTTATCTTCATATTTGACACCGTGTTTGGCAAGATAGTGTGCTAGTCCAATGTATCCAATTCCAAGAGACCTACGTGCTTTTGTAGCAATTTCTGCCGCCTTAATTGGATATCCTTGAAAATCAATCAGTTCATCAAGGGCACGAACTGAAAGGTCGCATAGAGACTCAAGGTCATCCAGTGCTTTGATTTTTCCAAGATTTACTGCAGAAAGAATACAAAGTGCAATTTCTCCAGATTGATCATCAATATGATTTAGTGGAAGAGTTGGCAAAGTAATTTCTTGGCAGAGATTACTCATCTCAACTTTATCAAGGAAAGAACTATGAGAGTTGCAGTGGTCAATATTCATGATGTAGATACGACCAGTCTCAGCACGTTCCTTTAGAAGGTCCAGAATGAGTTCTTGAGCACGGATAGTTTTTCTTGGAATAGATGGATTTCGTTCATAATCCACATATAGAGAGTCAAATCGATCAGTGCCAAAAGCATCATAAAGACCAGGAACATCGTGTGGGGAGAACAGTGTAATGTCTCCGTCTTGGATGAATCGTTCATAGAAGAGTTTACTGATTTGAATAGAGTAGTCTAGTTTACGAACACGATTATCTTCGGTTCCTTTATTATTTTTTAAAACTAGAATATCTTCTATTTCTTGGTGCCAGATTGGAAAGTGGACAGTTGCTGATCCACCACGGATGCCATTTTGAGTGCAGCATCGGACAGTTGCTTCAAACTTTTTGAGGAAAGGGATAACACCTGTGTGCTGTACTTCTCCACCTCGGATTTTACTGTTGATGCCACGGATTCGACCTGCGTTGATACCGATTCCCGCCCTTTGTGCAACGTATCTACCGATAGCCATATCAGAACTAAAGATACTATCGAGGGTGTCATCAACATCAATAAGAACACAACTAGCATATTGTCTAAGTGGTGTTCGCACTCCTGCCATGATTGGTGTTGGAATGTTGATTTTGTGTTTTGAGATTGCGTCATAATACCTCTTAACGTAATCTAATCTTACTTCTTTTGGATACTTAGAAAATGTTGTTGCAGCAACAAGAATGTACATAAACTGGGGAGTTTCATACAATCTTCCATCACTACGGTCTTGGACTAGATACTTATCAACCACCTGCCGAAGACCAGCATATGTAAAGAGATAATCACGATTATGGTCAATATAAGAATCTAGTTTTTCAAATTCTTCTTTACTGTAAAAATTAAGAATTTCTGGGTCATATAGACCTCTATCAACATTTGACTTCACATGCTCATGAAGATTTGGGTGATCATATGCTTTACCAAAAAGTTGCTTTCGCAGAGAAAATAGAAGTAGTCTTGCTGCCACAAATTGGTAATTTGGATGATCCAAATCAATCAAGTCAGAAGCAGAGCGAATTAGAATTTCTTGAATCTCTGCGGTTGTAATACCATTATAAAATTGAATTCCAGATTTCATCTCCACTTGAGAGGCAGAGACACCAGCAAGGTCCTTACACGCCTCTTCCACCATTATGTGGAGTTTATTTAGGTCCAGAGATTCAACGCTACCATTTCTCTTAATAACCTTTGTTCCGTTGCTCATATTTTCTTCCAAGTGTTAAATTTAACTTTTGCTAGTAGTCCAGAGTGGGTGTTTGATTCTATCACATCTTTGATATTATGTCCAGAGAGGACCATATCATTAATGTCCTTTTCAATTATGTTTGTGGGCCAGATGACGACTTTGTAACCTCTATCAATAGTGCCCCCAATTCTGCGGACAATTTCTTTATTACGGGGTTCATTATCGTAAATGAATATAATATCGCTTCCCTCAAGACAACGAACGTCACCGTCACTACCACACAAAGCCACACAATTGTTGATGAAAGTGCTGTCAAAGGGTCCTTCGACCACATAGATTGGTAATTTAGTATTGATTGATTCAAGTCCATATATTTTTGGTGCCTCCTCATCTAACATGATGGTGATATATTTAACAGAGTTTGAGATGAGTGCTCTTCCCTGAATTCCAATTAAGTTGCTATCAAACCCATAAAGAGGTATTACAATGCGTGGTTCGTCGTATTTGGTATTATCAAAAGTGGGTTTTAAAGTATTTACCCACTCCTTGAATTTGTTAGCAAAATAAAATTTTTCTGGGTCTAGTTTCCTAGACTCAAGATACTTTTTTGCGGTTACATCCTCCGACGCTTTGGGCAGATTCAGTTTTACTTTTTTTGAAAATGTTGGTTTTTCAAACTTAAACTCTGGTTCAGTAACAACAAAGTTCTTTCCAGTAAATCCTTCCTTAAACTTTTCCATCGAATATTGTTGATGGAGAGTCGAATCAATCTGTTTGAGAAAATTATTGAACGACAAACTAGCACCACAGTTATGGCACTTGAAATTAGTATTGTTCTTTACAGAATAAATGTATCCCCTTGTGCGATTCTTGTTCTTCTGCGAATCTCCACAAATAGGACAACGGAAGTTATACAGACCTACTTTTACTTTCTTAAATTTTTGAAGTCTTGGTGATAACAGACTAATGTATTTGTCGTCAATAAAATCCATCAAAAAGAAGGGTCACTTGGTCTCCTCTATCTTAACAGAGGTGGGGTCGGGTGTCAAGATACTGACAACATTAGATGCTTGTGAGAGAAAAAGTGTTAGGACTATTGCAATTCCTACTGCCATCCAACGAAACTTAACAAAATCATCCATCTTCTGTTCAAGTTTCTCAATTCTTTTAATTACTCTATTATGGTCTTCTTTATTTTCGTGCTTTAACTCATCAATTTGTTTTGTAAGATATTCATCATTTTTAATATTCTGCTCTATTCTTTCATCGTGCTTTGTGAGAATAGACGCAATTTTATTATTTGAATCTGATATTTTTTCCACTGCTTGTTCCAACTTGTCTATCATTTGACGACTAAGGTCTTCATACATATTAAACTTGGTTTCTAAAACATCAAGTTTTGCCAAGTCAGAACGTCTAATTTGGAAAGGTGCCATTTTTCTCCTACTTTCTAACAGTCACCTTTACATTAAACTCTTAGTATTATTTATTGTTTTTCAAATATTGCAACCACAATTTTCTTGAACCTCTACCACCACTCATATATTTTTTCTTTTTCTTTTTTCCTTTCTGTGATGGATACTCTCCTAAAGCATCGCCTGCTTCAGGAGTTCCAGCAATCTGGCCACCACCAAGAGAATTAGCAATTATTCCTTCTTCTTTAAGATGACGAATGATGTTAAGAATTCTATCTACTTTGTCTTCCATTAAATTTTCTCCAAAAGAGATAAGCAATATTCATCTTCTTGTATATCATCTACACCAGACTTTGGATACTCTGGAATTCTTCCCAAAAACATCAAAAAACTTTTTAATGAAGGCCACAATTCCTCTTCCATATTATAAAAAAGTAATGGAACTGCGGCTTCATCAAAAACATTAAAAAGAACTATCAAATGATTTAATACTAAATGAACTTTAATTACACCAGTATTTTTATATCTTTTTAATAATCTTTTGATATATTTGATGCGTTTCAAATCATCCTCAAAGTCCTCTCTTGTGAGTGCTTGAGGATTATTATAGAATTTTATTGCAAACAACAAATAGTTGTTTTTGTTCAATTCATCAAATCTCATCTATTATCAGCTTTCTGGGAATCTGCTATCGTCGTCTGCATCACCAACGATTGAACTTCCAGCAACAAGAGTTTCTGATTTCACTCTAAGATTGCCGTGCATATCAATGTAGGTTGTAACACCAACCCAACCTGCATGAGTGACACCGTAAGCACCAGCCTTTCCACCAACTGTTGTGGTAGCAGCAATTCCCACTTCTAATGTAGATACACCAACAACGGTTGTAAATACGGGGTTTGTGGAGAATCCAGTAGTTTTAGTTTCTGGTGCTCTATAAGTTGAATCAACAACAGTATATAGAGGTTCTTCTGAAATGAAATATGATGTATCTGAAGGTACTGTAGTTAAACCTGAAACAAATCCATCAGTAGATGCGATAGAAAGGGTAGTTGAAGTAACACCAACTACTACAGCATATCCGTATGTTGCACCAGCACCAACAGTAATAACATCACCAGTTGAAACTGCTGAGGTAAAGGTAGTTACACCAGTAGCACCTTCTACAGTCTTGGTGGTAAGATTGACAGAAATTGTTCCGTCTGAATAAACTAAATCCTTATTGCCCCAAAGAGCCATGTTCTTTACCCTTTAAACGATTTCCTAGAAATTATTTATAAAAATAAAAAAGAGACCTTAATTAAGGTCTCTTTATGATTGAAGATTTTATATGATATCAATCTTCTGGTGTTGGGTCTACAGCACCTCTCTTTTTAGCTTGCTCTTGAAGTTGAACAAGAATGAATGAGAGAAGACCATTTGACTTAAACTTAGGAACGGCACCAAGCAATTCAGAAAGAATGAGAAGAATTGTTGCTAGTGCTGCTTCATTGGCCATAATCCATGCCCAAATTGCTGCAAGTTCCATGATTTACCTCCTAGTAAGGTAGTATGTAATTATTTATCAATATCATTTCTTACGACGAGCACGCTCACGCTTTAATGTTGCTTCATAAGCAGCTTTCTTTATTGCTTCCTCCCTCTTCTCATCCCTTTCTCTCTGAGAAGCAGTAGAACCATATCTTGGGTCGTTATCATAATCTCTATCTCTTCTAGCATATCTTCCACCAGAATATCTTCTGCCACCCCAATAACCACGCTCTCTGTCTTCATCTCTTCCACTATCAGATTCTTCTTCAGAAACCATTTCACCATCTAATTCATAAGACTGTTTCATCAATTCTGCTTCTTGTTTTCTTCTATTCAGTAGATTTCCCTTTATTGTTCCTGGTTTTGCAGACCCACTGCCAGTAGTAACATCCTTTCTATCTTTTTTCATAGTATCAGACACATTTTTAAAAGGATTTAATGCATCAAGAAATTCATCAATTTGCTCACCATCAATAGAGGTTTCTTCCTTTGAAACTGCTAAGATAATGGGATTCTTAACTCCAAGTGCAGCACGAATTCTATTCTTAATTACATTCTTTTTAGCATATTCATCTCTTCTATCATCATCACATCCACCCTCTTCCTTAGCCTCTTCTACTTTTTCAGGAAGACCTTCGTGCTTAGTTTTTGCAAAATCACGAAGTTTCTTTTCACCCATTTTTGCCATCTGCTTTACCTCTTCACTGGCGTCTGGGTTTTCGCCTCTGAGATATGCGAGTGCCATTCCAGCAAGTTTTTGCTGATTCTGACTTACTGCCTTTTCGTGAAGAATTTGATGGAACATACGCTGACCAGCACTCATTTCCGATTCAGCAACAAATGCTCCCGCAGGAACATATGATGACATTACTGTATCAGTTTTCCCCAGAGAAGGGAGAACATCACACTTATTCTTTTTTCCCTTCATTACATCAATTTTTCCACCTTTCTTTTTCTTTGTTTCCTCTTCGTCCTTTACTTCACCAATAAATTCAACGGATTCTTTGCGAGTATCCTGACCATCAGGAATTCCACCCCTCTTTCTTTGAATTGCATTATGAACTACACCAGCGTGCTCTTTAGAACCACTTTCAACTTTTCCATCACCATCCCAGTCTTTACCTGCCTTTGCTTTAGCAGTATATTCACCTTTAGACTTTTCACCCTCATAAGGTTCTCCTTTATCAGTCATTTCAACTGACTTGATATTTGGATTAAGTCTCAAGTCATTAATTTTTTCGCGGGTTGCATATCTAACATATGAACGACCGTCTTTACCAACAACTTCTACCTTATATTTTCTTTCACCTTTTGCATTAAGGATTTGCTCTTCCCTAAAATATTCTAAAGCATCTTCTCTAGAAATATCATCTTCTTTCTTTTCAACAAAAACTTGATATAAAGCCTTCGCTACACTAGTG